ACTTTAGAAAACGCATCGTTTGAAATTGGTCAAACAATAACTGTTGCAAGTGTTGGCGCGGATTTTAACGGCGCAGTAATTGTTTACGCATTACCGCAATATTATTATCAAGGCATTGACGGAAACGGATTTCCTTCGTTTGATCCGAACATCCCGATCAATAACCAGGTAATGTATGTTGCGGTTGGTGACGATGTCGAGCGCACACCAGCAACAGGCACAATCGAATTTGATCCTGTTTGCAACTGGATTGACGATCAAGACATTGCCGATTGGTTGGGAATTGAAGTCGCTACCGCAGGGGATGAAGCATTCCTAATTATCTGTGCAGCGGCCGCGAACGCATTTTGTAGTTTGCGCAGATTCGAAAACGGATATTTTGATTCATTAAGCGTTGCACCAACTAGCGCCGTAAAACTTGGAACAACGATGTATGGTGGCGCGCTGTACCGCCAACGCGGATCAGCAGGTCAAGATTTTGCCACATTTGATGGCATGTCACAAGGTTCAACAAACGGATTATCTGCAATCGTGAAACAGTTGTTGGGAATTAATCGCGCTGTGGTTGCCTGATGCCTGCCGCGTACTCAGATTTATTTAATACGGCACTGGATGACCTGACAGACTTCCTGCAAACAACAATGAATTTACAAGTAGTCAACGATCCACGAAACATCGTTCCGCCTTGTGCAATGATTTCGGCGTGTTCATTCGAAGCCTGGAACAGCCAGGTTGTTGACATGTCATTCCCTGTCAGCATTGTGACACTTGGGCCAGCCAACCTTGACGCAATGCGATCATTGTTAAACCTGTGTTCTTTGGTACTTGGCAAAAATGTTGCAGTAACTTCAGGCAGGCCAACGAGCCTTGAAATTGGTAATGCGGTTTATCCTTGTTATGAACTTATGATCAAACTGACATCCAAATCCACATGATTAGCGAATAAACCTGCTAAACCTGTATTAACGAAAGGCACACAAAATGGCAATTACTTATCAATCAACACCACAGTTCTTCGTGGATGGCGTTGACCTGTCCGCATGGGTTACAGCAGGCACAGCAAATCAGACATTTGAGCAGTTGGACAAAACAACTTATTCAATTGACTTCCGATCTTATGTGCCAGGCCTTGCATCAAATTCGGCAACAATTACTTTATTCTTGGATTATGCAGCGGCCGCGACTTATGCAACATTGCAACCGCTGGTTGGTACTCAAACAGATATCAAATATGTTCCAGCAGCAGGCGCGCTAAGCGCCACAAATCCTGCCTTTGAGTTAACAGGATGCCTGTTGGCTTCAATGCCTGTGCTAAATATGACGCTTGGCGAATTACAGTCAATTGATCTTGAGTTCGTTGGCGGCGAATTAACGATTGATGTAACACCATAAACAAACGGTCAGCGACCGAGAAAAGGAACACATGAAGATCGGGCTGGAAATTGATTTGAAGAATGGCGAACCGCCGCAAACTCTTTACACAAATATGTTTGTGATTACTGAATGGGAATCTTTAGAGAATCGCAAGATCAGTGATGGTCGCGGTATGGGTTTTGGTGACATGTGTTGTTGGTGTCACATTATTTTAAAACTTGCTGGCGCGAAACTTCCAGCGACTTGGAAACTATGGGTTAAAGAAAATCCCGAAATGACAATCGTTAGTGTCGAGGACAAAACAAACCCAAACCATATGGGCGGGGCACTTACCGAAGGCAACTAGCAGAAATGCTGGTTTCAGTAGGGTGGTGGCCGCCGCAGATTACCTTTGACCACAGAGACTTGGTGACAGTCATTAGTGTTATCAATACACGGAACAAAGGCAAAAAGTAAATATGGAAGCATCAGTCAAAATCTTTGGCATTCAACAAACGTTGAAGGATTTGAATGACTTTGACAAAACGTATCGCAAACAGGTAACTAAGGACATTAAAAAAGAAGGCGATGTCATTGTCGCTGACGCTCGAAGCGCTGTGCAAAAGTTTGAGAATTCGGCTGGCAACGGTGCGCCATTGTCTCGAATGTACAAGTACTCACTAATCAAAGGCAGATCAGTTTTTTGGGCTACTAGCGCGGTGCAAAAAGGCTTCATTACTAAAGTTGGCAAACGCGGAACAAAAGCCAAAACCGTAATGTTCAAAGATCGGTTTGATGCCGAAAACAATCCGCGCGAATCACATGTTGTTTCATACAAGGCGACACCCTATGAACTAATGTCAATGCAACAAAAAGATATTGCAGGCGCAATCTTTGATCATGCTGGCAAAAAAAAATCAACCAAGTTTACTGAGACACTTAACAAGGAAGAAGGGCCAGCGCCGCGCGTACTTGAAAAAGCGGTAATGAAGAACCGCGAAAATGTTGTTCAAGGCGTTGAAAAGATCATTGATAAAGTTATGCAAACACTAAACAAGAAATTGGTCGTTCAGCATGGCAATTAACATTCCAATAATTTCGTCACTTGACACAAAAGGATTCGACAAGGCACAAAAAGAATTTGCATCACTTGATGGCGCAGGCGCAAAAACTGGCTACGCGCTTAACAAGGCGTTAGTGCCAGCAGTTGCAATTGTTGGCGGTTTGGCAGCAGGTTTAGGTTTTGCGGCTAAGGCAGCGGCCGAAGATCAAAAGGCACAAGAATTGTTAGCCCAACAGTTACGCACTAGCGCGATGGCTACTGATGAAGCAATTGCCAGCAATGAAGAATTTATATCGGGGATGTCACGCGCGTTCGCGGTCGCTGATGACGATTTGAGACCTGCGATGGCGAGCCTGGTCAGGTCAACTGGATCGGTAGAAGTTGCACAATCTTTGATGACTACCGCGCTTGATATAGCGGCGGCTACTGGCAAGGATTTAGAAACAGTCACACTTGCACTTGGTAAAGCGGCGAATGGTCAAACCGCGGCGCTAACAAAACTTGATCCATCATTAAAAGGTGTCATTGATTCTTCATCAACATTGGATGACATTACAGGCGCGTTGGCGGTTTCGTTTGGTGGTGCGGCGACTGTTGCAGCGGAATCATTTGAAGGCCGTATGAAAGGCATGACAATTGCGCTTGATGAAACCAAAGAATCAATTGGCGCGGCATTACTGCCAGCGCTGGTGGGATTGCTGAACATTCTTAAACCTGTTGCAGATTGGGCACAACAAAACACAACTACATTTTTAATCTTTATTGGCGTGATCGGCACACTTGCAACAGCGGTTATTGCAGCCAACGTGGCAATGAAAATTTATCAAGCCACACTGGTTCTCACCAAGATTGCAACTGTCGCACTAAACGCAGTCACCAGCGCCAACCCTTATGTTCTTGTAGCAGCCGCAGTGATCGCGTTAACAGCGGCGATGGTTTACCTTGAAATAAAGTTTAAAGCAATGTCACGCGCGTTCGACATATTTGGAAACTCAATTATGGTTGTGACAGGGCCACTCGGCGTGCTTATTGGCATGATGCGAAAACTGGTTGATCTTAAAGATTCAATTGGCAATTTTGATATTGGTGGCATAAACATTCCAGGATTTGCGGATGGCGGAATTGTTACAGGCCCAACATTGGCGATGGTTGGCGAGAAAGGCCCTGAAGCAATAATTCCATTATCCCAATTAGGCAGCATGGGTGGTGGCGGTGTCACAGTAAATGTCACTGGCGGCTTGGCTACTAGCTCCGAAATTGGGCAGGCAGTAGTTAACGCAATACGCGCATACAACAGATCAGCAGGGCCAGCACAGATTCAGGTTGCATAATGGCAGGAACAGCGGTTGTTCAATCGGGTGATTACGAACTAGAGATTGATACTGGTTTTGTGCAGGATGCGTTTATTTTGGATTCAGCAACGCAAGGAATTTTGGACGGGACAACCTATGTTCTTGACGGTACAACTAATTTTGCAAGCGTATTAGGTGGGTGTGGCAACGTAACAATTAAACGCGGTCGCCAAGATATTGGTGATCAATTCAGCGCTGGCACAATGTCATTCACAATGCTTGACACAACAGGTGTGTTTAACCCATTCAATGAAGATTCGCCATATTGGGATTCCACCACTGAACAGCCAGGTTTAGCGCCAATGAGAAAAGTCAGGTTTGCTCGATACGACACACTTAATTCCAAAGAGTATCTCTTCAAAGGTTTTATTGTAAATTTTGATTACAACTTTGCGTTGGGTGGCATTGATACGGTCACAGTTTATTGCGCCGATGATTTTTATTTACTCGCGCAAACATATTTGGATGAATTGAATGTCAGCGAAGAATTGTCAAGCGCTCGAATCACAACGGTTCTTGATCTGCCTGAAGTTGCATTCCCAATCGCACAGCGCGCAATCAGTACAGGAACACAGACACTTGGCGGCGCGGCCGCGTTTACAGTTGACAATGGAACATCAGTTCAGGCGTATTTAGCAGAAATTAACCAGGCCGAGCAGGGCCGATTATTTATGGCAAGAACGGGCGATTTGACATTTCAGCCGAGAATTGGAAACACGCTCAGCGGTTCAGTAGCAGACTTTCACGATGACGGAACAAACATTCCCTATTCAGGGGTAGGCATATCGTTTCAAGCGGATCAAGTATGCAACCGCGCATCAGTCACCATTCGAGGCAGTAACAATCCGCAAGTTGCCGATGACGCGGCCAGCCAAACGGTGTATTTTATACAAACTCAAAGCATTACAGAAAGCCTGTTACACAGTGACGGTGCAGCGTTAACGCTCGCCGAGTACCTGCTAGAACCTGAACCGATAGCGCGCTACACATCAGTTCAAACAGAATTTATGGCACTAAGTAATGCACAACGCGACCAGGTTGCCATCATTGATATTGGGCAAACAGTGACCATTGAACACACTTTCACCACTGGTGCAACAACCAGCGAACTTGCACAAGAACTAGCCATTGAAGGAATTGAACACACAATCAGCCTGTCACAAGGACATTCAATAACGCTGTTTACTTCACCAACCGTAATCGTGTACCAATTGGTACTGGATGACCCCGTTTTCGGTATCATCGCACCATCACTAAATGTTCTCGGATAATCTGAAAGGTACTTATGGCAACAAGACAAGTTTTCGTGGCATCGCAAGTTTTAACAGCAGCGGAACAAAACGCGCTAGCAACAGCAATGATTGCAATTCGCGCTTCAACAGCCGCATCAGTCACAGCGCTAATTACTGACGATGGCAAATTGATCACTATGTCAAATGCAAGCGCCAACACATTTACCATTCCACCAAATAGCAGTGTGGCGTTTGGTATTGGTACACAATTGAACATTGCTCAACTTGGTGCAGGTTCAACAAGTATTGTCGCTGGTGCTGGTGTCACAATAAATTCAAACGGTGGAAAACTTGTTTTAAATGGACAATACGCAGTTGCAACGTGTGTCAAAACTGACACAAACGAATGGTTTGCTGTCGGCAACCTTAAAGCGTAATTAATGCAAATTCTTAGCGCGCCGCACGCTGGCGGTATTGATATTAGTGGCGGTCAAGAAACTGTGACAGTTGGCGGTTTTAAATATGTTGTGTTTACTTCGTCAGGAACTTTGACTATCACTCAGCCAGGCACTGTTGAATTTTGTACTGTCGGTGGTGGGGCAGGTGGCGGTGATGATGGTGGCGGCGGCGGTGGCGGTGCTGAATTGGATTTGTTTGCAAGTTTTGCATTAACAGCAAACGCCACTATTACAATCGGCGCGGCTGGGACTGGTGGAATTGCTGGTTCAAGTACTGGCACAAACGGCGGCACTTCAACAGTTGTTCAGGGTTCAACATTGCAAAGCGCGTTAGGCGGTGGCGGTGGCGGTTCGTATCGAGCGCTTCCTGGTGGGATTAATAATGGTTTGGCTGGTGGCTCTGGTGGTGGTGGTCAGGCCAGCAATGTTGGCACTGGCGGCAGTGCATCAGGTTCAAACACATTTGCAGGCGCTAACGGTTGCGGCAATCCACCAAATATCGGCGGCGGTGGTGGTGGTGCAACGGCAGTAGGAAGCGCAATTGACGGAAGCGGTGGGCAGGGTTACGCATTGTCAACCATTGACGCTAATTTAACGGCCGCAAATTTTCCAACAACATTGACTGGCATTACTCATGTGTCGTCTGGTGCTGGCGGTGCGCGAGTAGGCGCTGGCGCTGCACCAGCAGGTGGCACAAATGGCGGCTCAGGTTCAGTATCAAATACAACAAACCCAACTGCTGGCACAGGTTACGGTTGTGCTGGCGGCGGTGGGTTTGCTGGTGGGGCAGTTGGTTTTAAAGGTGTAGTCATTGCGAGAATACCTGCATGACAATTTACGCTGACCTTGATGCAAACAATGTTGTTATAAATGTGATTGTTGCCGATCAAGAATTTATTGACAGTTTGCCAAACAGCGCGGAATATGTTTTATTAACTAGCGGTGGTATTGGCTGGACTTATGTTGATGGCGTATTTGTACCACCACAAGAAGAAGAGGAAATTTAATGACTACAAAAAAAATTAACAGATCACACAGACAAATAGGCGACCAAACAACTAAAGGCGGTTTGCTTGGCATCATGATTTATGTAATGTCTCGAAACAATGTTGATCCAGTGCTTATTGGGTTGATTGTGCCAGTAGCGGCCAGCGTGTTGGCGTGGGTGTCAACAAAAATTGGTGATCCTGATTTGGCTTGCATGTTTATTCCTGACGCCAAAAAAGAAGTTTGAAACCGTACACGGTTAACACTGCACCAGTAGTGCAAGCGCCATTAGCAGGAATGGATTATTGGATTACTCGCGCAATAAAACATTCAAACGGTTGTTTGTGGAATAACGGTTCGTGGATGATTCGAGATATAAAAAATAAGCCAGGCACAGTTAGCAATCATGCAAAAGGTTTGGCAGTTGACTTGTCTTATCGGCTGGTAGCTAACGAAGTTGGCAAATCAATTTATATGGGCAGGCAAAGATCATTGCCATACATGATCAAATTGTTAGAAAACGCTGACACACTCGGCATTGAACTCTGCATTGATTACGCGCTTAGAAGATCGTGGAAATGTGATCGTGGCAATTGGATTAGAGGCAATTTTCAAACTGGTGATTGGTTTCACGTAGAAGTGAATAGTGTGATTGCCCACAGCGAACAACTCGCCAAACAGGCTTGGGATAAGGTTTTTGGGATAATACCCACAGTCATCAAAAAACCTGTGTAAGGTGTTCTTGACCGAGAAAGTCGAGGCATCATGCCATTCATCATCAAACTTGTTGTTGTATTTTCGTTATCTGCCATCGGGCTTGGCGTGAGTCAAATACCTGTGCCAGCCGAGCCAGTAAACGAATCAAACTTTACCGAGCGATATAAGGCCGTTGGTGGCTTCAATCAGGTAATGGCTGACATATACCGATACATCCCACCAGCGACCACCACAACGCTTCCTGTGGCTTCCTACAGGCATGGTGATTGCAGTTGGCTTCCAGCGGTAGCGCTACAGGCAGGATGGCAACCCAATCAGATTGACCAGGTGCAGAAAATAGCCCTACGGGAAAGCGGATGTTGCCCTGCAAGGATCGGCGGCCAGCGCGTTTTGGCAGACTGCACACCAAACGGATTTGCTGAAACAGATCACATGTCAGACAGCGGAACAATGCAGGTCAATTCGATAAATTTTGACATCAAACGAAACCCAACAGCACCAATCTGTTTAGAAATGGGAATTTGCACACAAGAACCATTGCTCGATCCGTTAACTAATTTGAAGGCAGCAAAACTCTTATTTGATTACTGGCAAAAATCGGCTGGTGATGGCTGGATTCCGTGGGATATGTGCAACAGAACTAGGACATGCAATGACAATTGAAGATTTGGCCTGGTGGATGATTGCCTGCGGATTAACCCTGCGACTACTGTCCTATATCCTGTTTAAAATATAAACCAAACAAAAAGGAAAACTAATGACTGAGAACGAATATGAAGAAACATTTGATCTTCGAATGGAAAAAGAACATCAGGAAACTTTGCGCCGAATGCAAGTATTCAGATTGATCGGCGAACAGATAAGCAAAATGCCTGACACACCACCAAAGGTGCTTGAAATAGAAGTTCGCTATTTAATGGGCATTATTAGCGAACTTGAAACACGCATCAAAGATTTAGAATCTGAAGTTCGCAGATTTGAATTGCTGGTCACACGTGGAAACTAAATGCATGATTGATTTAAATCGTCAAGATTATGCAATTGCAAAATCTGAAACACTTGATGCAGTAAAAAAATGGGGAAAACAACACGTGGTTTATGGCGGCAGTCATAATCGAAATAGTTTTATTGGTTATGCGTGCGAAATCGCGGTTGCAAAGTTCTTAGGCGTACCTTACAAACTTGAACGTGATCGCACAAAAAATGATGGCGATGTCGCTGGATACCAGGTCAAAGGCACTGCACACGAAGGCGGATGGATGAACACGCGCGCTGATATGCCCACAGGAATTTATATCGGCTGCATCCTTTATGGATGGGAAGAAGTTGAAATTTTAGGATGGTCAACATCACGATTGATGCGCCGAAAAATGTATTGGAACGATAAACCGCACATGAAACGGCCATGCTATTCAATGACACCTGAACAAATGTTTGACATTGAAACATTGCCAGCCACACCAAAATTGATTGAGTTAAGAAAAGAAAACCCATGAGAAGAAGTTATGATCCGAGTTACGGCAGTCGCCAGCAACTGCAAGATTCTTCAGAACGAAACATGATCATTGCGCGCGAACGCGACAAATTAAAAACAGAAAACCAAGAACTACAAGATCAGATCAAAGAACTTAAAGCAATAATCAAATACATGACCGAGGGGGAATAATGGATCAATTTGACGAAATGTACGCTACAAACGATTATCTGATGGGCGAACTAATTTTGGCGCGTAAAGCAAACGAACTGATGACTGAAAACAACCGCAGGCTAGAAAACATGCTTATAAAAACAATTAAAGATTTGCAAGAATGTCGCGGTTATCTCGTGGACATGCAACAGCAAGTTGGCGAACTGGCAACAGTCGCACTTGCAAGGGTGAAAAAATCATGAGTAACTTTATGGATGGTTATGTTGATGTGGCTACACGGTTGAAACTGGCATTCGAGAAATACCCTGATTTGAGAATTCAGGAAACAGCGCGCGAAATTATAGAAATGCCTGACAAATCATGCTTTATTCGATGCACAGTAACAATATGGCGAACAGGCGATGACCCGATCCCATGCATAGCCACAGCCTGCGAAATATATCCAGGCCGAACCCCATACACCAAAACAAGTGAATCAGAAGTTGGCTACACATCAGCGATTGGCAGAGCGCTCGCTTACATGGGTTTCAGCGGGAATAAATCGCTGGCATCCAGGGATGAAGTCATGGCCGCACAGTCACGCCAACCGCAAGGCAAACTGGCCGAAGTTGTACCAATGCGCGATGATATAGAACAGCCATTTGGTGACACAACGGATGACAAACAATACGCATCACCGAAACAACGCGGAATGATACGCGCGCTGGCGTTTGAGAAAAAGATTGGCACAACACAATTACTGCCTTACATCAACAAATTGCTAGGCAACCAATATTCAAGCATTGAAGCGTTAAGCAAACAGGAAGCATCACAAGTCATCGAATCGTTGCAATTATGACAACTTGGCGCGTGATAGCAATTGTGGTTTGTTCGCCAGTGCTATGGATAGCGGTTATAGCGATACTGCACAAATGATGTATCAAATGGTTTGAAGTACCAATCTGATAGTTGATAACTAATGACGGGCATGACCTGCACCAGTGCAATGGTGTTAGGTAACACACGGAAAGCGTGGGTTGATGGTGCGCGTGGTAACACGACACCAGGCAAATGATTCTGTTTAGGGAATCCGATTGAAGGCAGCGGATGGGGGGTTATCGCATTAGGTTTAAACTCACAGCAAACTAACATTGAAAACAAAACAAAACAGACCGAGGTAAACACGTCATGAAACATCACTCAAACAAAACTGTAAGCAAGCGCGACAGCGCGCGCTAGCAAAACACCATGCCACCAAACAGAAGAACACCAGCACGCAAAACAAACCCAAGCACCCGAAACACAGCACTGTTTAAAAAAAACAGGCGCGCACTACTCGAAGGGCAACCATCCTGCCATTGGTGCGGACAACGCACAGCAACAACAGCAGATCATTTGATTGAAGAAGATCGCTGGCCAATCGATACACCAGGACTTAACGACATGGATAATCTTGTCGCAGCGTGTAAGCCCTGCAACAGTTCGCGTGGTGCTAAGTACCGAAACATAAAACATTCACGCAAAGGCACAACTCAACCAAAAAATGAATCAATAAACATCAACAAAACAAACGAAAACAAAATCGGTTTTTTATCAGATC